TGGTAGTTCAAATACTGCCATTGGAACAGCAGCACTTACAAATAATACCACTGGTGGAGGAAACCTTGCCTTTGGTACTTTTGCCCTTAATGCTAATATTAATGGTTATAACAACATTGCTATTGGTTCAAATACCATTCAAACTGCAACAGATAGAAGTGGTTTGATTGGTATTGGATATGGAGTATTAAGTAATAATACAAGTGGTAGCAACAATGTTGGTATTGGTGATCAGGCTCTTTTTGATAATACAACTGGTAACAGTTTAACTGGTATTGGAACTAATGCACTTCAGAACAATACAACTGGTTCCAATAATACTGCTGTGGGATCAAGATCAATTGTTACAAATGAAGTTGGAAATGATAATACAGCAACTGGAGCATTTACACTTGAAAACACAACTGCTTCATATGGAACAGCGTTTGGTTCAAATGCGTTAAGATTTAATACTACAGGTGATTCAAATGCTGCTTTTGGTGATTATGCTCTATATTACAATACTACAGGTAATACTTTAACAGCAATTGGATCTGCTACTCTTCTTAATAATACAACAGGAAATCAAAATACTGCTATTGGATACAGTGCTTTAAGAGCAAATCAGACTGGTTCAGCAAATACAGCAGTTGGTTATGAGGCACTTAGGTATAGTACAGGTAGTGGTACAAGTGCTTTTGGATATAGAGCACTTTCGCAAAATACAACTGGAGCAGGAAACCTAGCAATAGGAACTCAGGCTCTTGAATTTAATACCACTGCTGGTTTTAATACTGCAATTGGTAATTTAACATTAAGAAATAATACAGGCGGAACTGCAAATGTTGCTATTGGTATTTCAGCATTAACAAGTAATACAACTGGTAGTAACAATATTGCTATTGGTCCAAATGCACTTGCTGCATTAACCACTGGTATTTCAAATGTTGCTATTGGAGCATCTAACTTGCAATATGGGGTTAATATTGTTGGTAACAATGCCATTGGCCTTGGCTCAATGATTAACCATGTAACAGGTAATGGTAATGCTGCTAATGGACAAAGCACTCTATTTTCAGATGTAAGTGGTTCGTTTAATACTGCTATGGGTTCTCAGACATTAAGATCAAATGTTATAGGAAGTCAGCAGGTAGCAATTGGTAGAGAAGCCCTTAGAGATAACTCATCTACTATTGCATCTCTTGGAACAATTACTGCAGGATCTGGATATACTGATGGAACATATTCCGCAGTTGAACTAGTTCCTAATAATGACTCTTGGTGGATTTATCCAACAGCAGATATAACAGTATCTGGTGGAGTTGTAACAGCAGTTACTCTTGTTAACACTGGAATTGGAATGGTAGTAGGAGCAACTCTTACTATTAATGCTGGTACAGCACCTGCTGGACTTTTGACGGGATCAGGATTTAGCGTTCCTATTGCAACAGTCAATAATGGTACAAACAACACAGCCCTTGGATATAGAGCAGGAGCCAACAATATAACAGGCTCACGAAATGTGTTCCTTGGCTATAACGCAGGCACAAATGAGGCTGGATCTGATACACTATATATTTCAAATACAAGCACATCAACTCCTCTAATTAAGGGTAACTTTGATAATACTGGAGGATTTGGTGGAACATTAACCGTAAACGGTACTTTTGTTCTAAGAGGAGGGCCAGTTCCATCAACTGCTACTTCCGCAGGTACTGCTGGACAAACTGTCGCAGATTCAGACTATATCTATATTTGTGTAGCAACCAATACTTGGAAGCGTGTAGGCATCAGTACATGGTAAAATTAACTAATGGAAAAGGGTAAATTAATATGAGTCTATCAAAGAGACTAAAGGCATCAGAAGAAGCCAGAGATATGAACAGTCAGTATATACTTCCACTGATTCCACCTCGTCCTTTATTTGGTGTTGCCAATACAGGTACATATGTTGATACAGAGTCTGCTATTCGCACATCTACCGTTTATTCATGTGTAAGACTACTTGGAGACACTATTGCTTCATTGCCACTAGGTGCTTATGTACGCCGTGGCAGAAATCGTCTTTCTTATGCATCAGTATATGGTTATACTCCAGAATGGGTTAACAAGCCAAATCCAGAATCAACAAGATTAGAATTTATTGAGCAAGTTATTACATCCCTACATCTACACGGCAATGCATTTATTTTGACGGTACGAGATGATATGGGTGAAGTAACAGAACTATATGTACTAAATCCAAATGAAGTAAGAATTGAAAGACTTGCTCCAGGAGAAGATTTAGTTTATAGAATTAAAGATGCAGAGGGTTTGTACGATAGAATTTTAACAAAGAATGAACTTCTACACATCCCACTATTTAGATTACCAGGATCACATTACGGACTAGGCCCAATTGGTGCTTGTCGTATGTCTATTGGTATTGCACAGGCTTCTGATACATATGCTGCTTCATACTTTGGTAATGCTGCTAACCCTGGTGGAGTTATTGAAGTTGCTGGTGAATTAACACCAGAACAAGCAGGAGACATTTCTCGTAACTGGCAAGAATCACACTCTGGTCCATATATGGCTGGTAAGGTTGGTATTCTTTCTGGTGGTGCAGCATTTAAGCCACTATCGCTAAATGCCCAAGACGCACAACTTCTTGAAGCAAGAAGATTTAATGTTGAAGATATTGCAAGAATCTTCCGTGTTCCACTAAGCCTATTAGGTCATCCTACACAGGGTGCTATGTCATATGCATCAGTTGAAGCACAGAACCTTTCATTTGTTCAGCACTCATTGCGTCCATTGCTAGAGCGTTTGGAACAAGCACTATCTCCACTACTTCCTGAGTCAGATGGATTTATTCGCTTTAACCTAGATGCACTTTTGCGTGGTACTACAATTGAGCGTTTTGATGCATACACAAAGGGACTAAGAGAAGGCTTCTTATCACTAAACGATGTACGCAACTACGAAGATCTATCATCACTTGGTGATGTTGGAGATCAGTACAGACTTCCTCTTCAAAATATTGATGCTGGTCAAGCACCACTAGTTGGAGATAAGATGAAGGCTGAAATTGCTTCTATCTTGGTACAGGCTGGTTACAACCCAGATGATGTTGCTAAGATGCTAGATATTTCAGAACTATCACACACAGGACTTCCTTCTGCACAGTTGCAGCAGGTAGCACTAATTGATCCTGAAGATCCAGAGTCAGTATATAAGGTGACAGACTAATGCCTATTGACAATGTTCCACAGTTCATTAGAGATAACGCACAAAGAGGATTAGACTACTTGGCTGAAGGTTATGGCGGAGATGGTCTAACAGACGCTACTAAGCGTGAAGCACGAGAGATGGCTGATGGCAATATCTCTGAAGATAAAGTAAGAAAGATGGCTCCTTGGTTTGCTCGTCATAAAGCAGATGGAGAAGCACCAAAAAATAGCAACACATCAGATCCAGAATATCCTGGTGCAGGACTCGTTGCTTGGTTACTCTGGGGTGGCAATGCAGATTTTGATAATGCTGCTCAAGATTGGGCACAACGCCAGATAGATAGATTAGATAATGAAACTAATAAAGCAAGGAGCAAGATGAAAAAGACTGAACGCCGTACATTTACGGTCAGAGACATAGAGGCAAGACAGGCAGAAGATGGCACTATGCGTATGGCAGGTTATGCTGCAGTGTTTAACGAAGCATCTGTTCCTCTACCATTTATTGAAAGAATTGCACCTGGTGCATTTACAAAAACTCTACAAGAGACACCAGATGTTCGTTTGTTGGCTAACCATGAAGGACTTCCTATGGCTAGAACAAAAAACGGTACAATGAGATTATACGAAGACCAGGTAGGACTATACTTTGAAGCAGAGTTGGCAGACACACAAGAAGCAAGAGATCTTTACACACTCGTTGCTCGTGGAGATGTAGACCAAATGTCATTTGCTTTCCGTGTTATTCGTCAAAACTGGAGCAAAGACCGTACAGAAAGAACCCTTACTGAGGTAAGTCTTGCTGACGGAGATGTATCAATCGTTACATATCCTGCATATCCAGCAACTTCTGTAGAAGCAAGAGAAGCAATTAAGAGAGCAATCTTGCAAATTAAAGAAGGCAGAGAAGTAAGTGGTGATTCACTACTAGTATTAGAAAGCGTATTTGGAGACCTAGCAGAAGGTCATGAATACATCATGAAGGCTGTTGAAGTCATGGGTACGCTACTTGGTAATAATGGAGTAGAAGGCGAAGAAGAAGAAGAGTCTCAGTCTCCACTAGAAGATGTTGAAGAGCAAGAACTTGCTACTAGCATCATAGATGTTATAGATGTACCTGGACAAGGTGCAAAGATTGTTGGAGATCATCCATCAACTCTAAACTTCCTACCAGACAATCTACCAAGATCAATGTCTCTACGCTTAGCACAAGCAAAGAGAAACACAATAAAATAATATTCCTATTGTAAAAGATAGGACTGAAGTCGGAGTTAGGCTCACACCCGTAAGCGTCGTGAAACCCATAACCACCACCTCAAACTAAACAAACTCACAAAGGAGAACAATAAATGTCATTTCTTGACAAAGTAATTGAACGCCGTGATGCAGTTAAGGCAGAGTTGGACGCAGTTCTTGAGGCAGTAGCCGTTGAGAACCGTACAGACCTTACAGAAGATGAAGCAGCAAAGGTTGATGCCCTTGTTGAAGAGTCACGCTCACTAGATTCAAAGATTGAAAAGTTCAAAGCACAGGCTGATGCAGACGCTAAGGTTGCAGAAGTTCGTTCAGCAGTTGCTGAAGTTGCAATGCCAAAGGTTGGCGGAGCAAAGGTTGTTTCTGAGGCTCGTACATACACACCACAATCAGAAGCATCATTCGTAAAGGATGCATTTGCAGCAAAGTTCAGCAATGACTATGCAGCACAAGAGCGTCTTGCTCGTCACACTCGTGAAGAGGAAATTGAGCGTCGTGATGTTGGAACTGGCAACTTTGCTGGTCTCGTCGTCCCACAGTACCTCGTTGATCTAGCAGCACCACTTGCTCGTGCAGGTCGCCCAACAGCAGACTTCGCTACAAACAAGTTGATCTTGCCACCAGCAGGTATGACACTTAACATCTCACGCATGACAACTGGTACATCAACTGCAGTTCAGGCTGCTGAAAATGATGCAGTATCAGAGACAAATGCTGACGATACACTACTTACTGTAAATGTTCGTACAATTGCAGGACAGCAGGATATCTCAAAGCAGGCGATTGAGCGTGGAACAGGTATTGATTCATTCATTATCGCTGACCTTATCCGTGGATGGCACACAACACTTGATAACCAGATCCTTAACGGTGATGGATCATCAGGTTCTATCCTTGGTCTTTCAAACACAGTTGGAATTGGTTCTGTAACATACACAGACGCTTCACCAACTGCTGCAGAACTTTATCCAAAGTTGGCAGATGCATACCAGAAGATTCAGACTGGTGCATTCATGAACCCAACACACTGGGTAATGCACCCACGCCGTCTAGCATTCTTGCTTGCATCA